GCGCGCACTCGCCACGATCACGCGCAAGGGCGCGCCAGTGACGTTTCCCGGTGCGCCCGCGTCGGCGCCGGTCTTCGATGAGGCGACCGGCCAGTGGTCGGGTGGCAGCGGACCGAGTGCGGACGTGATTGGGCGTGCAATTCAGATCGAGGGCGACCCCGACCGCTTCAAGGCGCTCAACCTCGTGCTGGTGAATCCGGTCACGCTGATGATCGCGGCCAAGGGCCTGCCCGTCGGCGTGATCGCTCCGGGCAAGCCGATGCGCTGGGCGGGCGTGGACTACACGATCCGCGACGCTGGCGACACGCTGGCCCCGGATGGTGAGCCGATTCTCTACTTCCCGACGGGGACCGTATGAGCTTCGCCGCCGACATCGAGCGCTGGACGCGCAAGGTCAAGGTGGCCAATGAGGCCGTCTTCTCCGGCGTCGTGGCCGAGACGAAGAACTCCATTGTCTTCGGCTCGCCCCTCACTGGCGCGCCCGGACAGGTCGTGGCCGATGTGCGCGGCGGCGAACTGCGCGCCTCTTGGCAGGTGGAGTTCGAGACGCCGACGCGCGCGTTGATCTCCACGTCTGTTCCGTGGGCCCAGCAGAACGAGGATGGCGTGGCGCGCCCAGGCGGCGGCCCGTACGAGCAGCGCGCAGCGATTGGCGGGCGGTGGAACGTCGCCCTGACGCGCCGCGGCTTCGCGAACATCGTCGCCGACGTGTGCAATCGGCTGGGGTTCCGCTGAGATGATCGATCTCATGGCCGCCAAGCTGGCGCTGCGCAACCGCGCGCTTGGGCTCGTCGTTGCGACGACGGGTCTCACGACTCTCAGCGCCACGGCCACCGGGTACGCGCGCACGCTCACCGGTGCGCCGGGCGAGTCGACCTTCCTGACCGAGGGATTCGATGTCGGCATGGAGCTCGTGCCCGCCGGGTTCGCGGCCAACACCCTCGACGTCATCACCGGCGTCTCGGCCGCTGCGATCACCGTGAAGAACGCGCGCGCCGTTGAAGTCGCTGCCTCTGGTCGCAGCCTCAGCGTCGGTGTCCCGCTGCTCCGCTCGTGGGAGATGGTCGGCCTCACCCCGGTCGCTGGGCGCCCCTACGTCGAAGAAGAGTTCGTGCATGCCGCGGCGGCCATGCGGACCTTCGCGACGAACGGCGGCCAGATGCACGAGGAGGGGCTGTACATCCTGAAGTGGTACGGCGTCTCGACGCTGCCGGGATTCCCTGTCGGTATTGGCGACCGGGCGCTGCGGAAGCAAGTCGATGCGCTGCGCGCGCGCTTCGCTCCAGGCACCGTCGCCGGACCTGTGCAGATCGATCCCGAACATGCGCCCTATACCGGACAACTCATCCAGCTCACTGGGTGGGGCTGCCTCATTCTCACCGCGCCGTGGCGTGCGAGAAGTCGCAACGCCGTGCTCGCCTAACCCTGCCAGAGGACCAACGCCATGAGCGATCTCTCCAAGACGGTATTCGCCTTCAAGCCCCAGAGCGGCAAGGGGGTCCCCGCGTCCGGCGCCGCTGCCTTCGGCATCGAGCTCCTCGCCGGCGGTGGGCTGCAGTCGGAGGCCGCGTCCATCGTCTCCGCGATGATGAAGCACAATCGCATGAAGAAGCGCGCGCGCCGCGGCCCGGTGAAGAGCACGGCGGCCTACGAGACCGAACTCGTGGCCGAGGTGTTCGAGGGCCTGGGCCCCGCGATTCTCGGCGCCGCGGCGTGGACCGCGAAGGTCACGGTGACCGAGGCGACGTTGACGTCGGTCACGATTAGCGGCACGGGAACGATCCTGACGTTCGGTGGCGGAAGCCTCCTCACTGCCGGGCTGCTCGCCGGCATGTTCGTGCGCTTCACCGACCTGTCCACGTCGGGCAACAACGGCAAGTGGGTGCCGGTGTTGTCGGTGGGCGGCGCAGGCAATCGCGTGGCGACCATCCCGTCCGGCTACCTCGTGGATCAGGTGGCGGACATCGCCTTCTCGATGGAGATCGCGCGGCACGTCCTCACGCCGACCAACTACGTGGACTCGTTCCACTCGGTCGAGGAGTACATCGCGGGCATGGACGTGCCGCGCTCCAAGTTCGTGTCCGACGCGCGTTTCAACTCGCTCATCTTCAACGAGGGGCCGTCGGCGTATCCGAAGATCTCCTTCGGCATCGCGGCGCGCACGCTCGAGCTGAAGGCGGCTGGTGCTGGCGTGCCGGTGATGACTTCGCCGGTCTTCCCGTCTGGTGAGAGCCTGATTCTCCTCGACGGTGGCGTCTTCCTGAATGGCACCAAGCGCCTCGACCTGACGGCGCTGACCTTCGGTATCACCGCCCCGGTGAGCCAGACGGACGTCATCGGCACGACGGACGGACCGGCCGCGAACATCGGCGATTTCGAGTTCGCCGGCCAGGTCACGGGCCTGATGGAAGACGGCGACGACTTCGACGATTACGCCGCCGACGCCGACCTCTCGCTGCTGTGCCACTACAAGGACAAGCAGGACGAGAGTGGCATTGGCGTCTACGCGGGCAACCTCGCGTTCGGGAGTTTCGCATCGCCTGCCGCCGGCACCGGCGACAACACGCAGACGATGAAGCTCTACGGCGGTGACGATGACCGCGGCGCCGGCTACGCGCCGACGACGCTGCTCATCTCGGATCTGACCGTCGCCTGAGGCGATGGGTGACGGTGCTGGTGGTGGAGCTTGTGCAGGGCACTGCGTGCCGCACGCGCGCGTGGTTGGCTGACTGAATCTTCGTTCTCCGTCTGTGTCGGTGCTGTTGGCGACGGAACCCCGTCAACAGGCTTGCGTGCCCCGGCACAGGCGGCGAACACCCCCACAGGAGCACGCCAATGCAGGGATTTGACCTGAGCACCGCCCCCGATCTCGGCGCCATCGAAGACGAGGGGCAGACGATTCATCTGCAGGATGAGCACGACGAGCCGATGTACTACGGCGAGGGCACGGAGAAGAAGCCAGTCACCTGGACGGTGAAGGGCACCTACTCCAACACCTACCTCGCCGTCCTCAAGGCGCAGAAGCGCCGTCTCGGCAAGCGCCTGCGCATCGGACAGGACGTCGCCGACGCGACGGAAGGCAACGACGTCGAGGCCATCGTGAAGTGCACCGAGGGCTTCGATGGCTTCTTCATGGGCCCCGGCAAAAAGCTGCCGTTCACGGCCGAGAATGCGATGGCCATCCTGACCTCAACGAGGGCGCAGCACCTCCGCGCGCAGATCGAGCGGGCGATGGGAGACCACGAGCGTTTTTTCAGGAAGGGGTAGAGCAGTTGGCCGCCGCGCTCGCCCATGAAGCGCGCCTGAACCGTCCGAGTGCGGATGGCAAGGGCACGGTGCGCGACCATCTCCTCCGGGCGGCGCGGTCGCGCACCCCGTGGGCGCGCGCCAAGGCGACGCGCGATCTGGCTGGGCCGGAGTTCCCCGAGTCGATGGAATACCTCGAGGATCTGGTCCGGCAACTCCACGGGCGGTCCGGCATCTCCACGCACGGGATCGTGCCCGCCACGTGGGCGTCGATCGATGCGATGGCGCGGCGGCTCAACGTGGACCTGCGCCCCCATGAAGTCCAGGCGCTCTTCCGACTCGATGGCGTGATGCTCAATCCACCTGCCGAGGAGCACTAGCATGTCCGACATCGTCACCCTCGGAATACGCGTCGAGAACGGGCAAGTCGTCACGGCCAACGATTCGCTCGACAAGTTGGCGGCCAGAGCCGCCCGTGCCGAAGGCGCCGTCGGCCTACTGGCCTCGACGGCGGGAAAGCTGGGCGTCACGCTCGGCGCCGGCGCGATCATGGGGAAGTTCATAAAGGAGACGATCGACGCACAGAACGTGCAGGCGCAACTCGAAGCGCGCCTACGCTCAACGGGTGGCGCGGTCGGTCTCACCATCGGACAACTCGACAAGCTCGCGACTTCCGAGCAGCAGCTTACCGCGTTCAGCGATGATGCCGTGAAGGGCGCAGAAGCGGTGCTGCTCGCGTTCACGAACATCAAGGGTGATGAGTTCATCCGCGCGGCAAAGGCCGCAGAAGACCTCGCCACGGCGATGGGCGGCGACCTGAACACCAGCGCCTCGCAACTGGGGCGGGCGCTTCAGTTGCCGGCGGAAGCGCTCTCCGCGCTCAACCGCGGTACGCGCCTCTTCAGTGAGTCCGAGGTTGCGTCCATCGCCGCGATGGCCGAACACGGCAAGGTAGCGGAGGCGCAGGCGGTCATTCTCGCGCGCGTAGAGGAGCGTTTCGGCGGCGCAGCAAGAGCTGCGCGCGACACGCTCGGTGGTGCACTCAAGGGGCTCGCCAACGACTTCGGCGACCTGTTCGAGCTGTCGCAGTCGAGCACGTCGGGCGTCGTCGCGACCATCAACGCCCTCGCGGTCGCCATGAAGACGACGGTCGAGGCGGCGGGCGGCATGCTCAACGTCGTGCTGCTGGTGGCCGCTGCCTACGCAGGGAAGGGCCTCTCGTCCCTGCTTGCCTACGGAGCTGCGCTGGAATCCACGGCGGCAGCGAACGCGGTGTTGATCGCTTCCGACATCAAGCGGGCCGAGTTCGCGGTGGCGGCGGCACGGGCGCAGCAGATCGCTGCACAGCAGAACCTCGCGCTCACAACGCAGGCGCTTTATGTCAATGAAGCCACGGCGGCCTCGCAGATGGCTGCTCTTACAGGCGTGCAGCGCGCGAACATGGCCGCTGCGGCAGCAAATACGCAACTGGCCACCGCCACCGCGGCGAGTTCGGCGACTATGACACTCGGCGCGCAGGCGGCGACCCTCTGGGGCAAGGCCGTTGGGTTCGCAACGAGCACGGCCGGCGCCGCGACGGTTCTGCTCGGGGTGTTTCTCGCTGGGAAGTACGCCATCGACAAACTGTATGAAGCCACCCTCGAACTCAGAGAAGCTGAGGATGCTGAGAGCGCCGCAAAGCTGCGGCAACTATACGCCACCAACGAGCACCTGAAGTCGCTGCGCGAGCAGGCGAAAGCAGCGAAGGCGGCTGAGGAGGCCGCGAAGGCCGCGAAGGCAGCGCACGAGACGGCGACTGCCGACATGCGCAAGGAAATCACAGACGCGCAGACGAAGCTGCAGGTGACGCGCGAGAACATCGGGCTGCTCAAGCAGCTCAAGGAACTCTCGCTGGCACAGGCGTTGGTCACGAACAAGGCCGAAGCTGAGCAGCAGCTCAAGTTCACCCGCCTCCATCGGGATGCTCTGGTCGAGATCGCGGTCCTGAAGGAGCGGCAGAAGAAGCTTGACGACGAAATCAACGACCGCGCCCTGCAACGGCTGCGCATCGAGAAGCAGATCGCCGACATCCACGCGGGCCAGTTGAAGCCGAGTGTCGGCGGCTTCTCGGCGGGCGGGGGCACAGTCGTGACTGGCATCGGCGCCGGTTCAGGCCCAGGCGTCGGCGTCTCTCCGTTCAATACCGGACCAGCGTCACCAGGGGACATTGCCAAGTCATGGGTCGAGAAGGCTCGGGCCGTCTGGCTCAGCTTCTTCGGCGAGAACTACAAGGCCCAGGAGAAGTACGTCGCCGATGTCGCCGCCATCTGGCGGCGCGGCATTGGCCGCATCGTCGAGGGGTTCGGCAACTCGTTCCGCGACGGCATGGAGGGCATCTACCGCGCGTTCTCCGACCTGATGACGCGCATGGAGGCCGAAGGGAGGAACAGCGGCGTCGGCTACTCCGCGCTGAAGTACAGCACGGCCGCTATCGCTGGCGGCCTCTCGGGCTACGATTCCGCGAATCCGGTCACCGGTGCCCTCTCCGGCATAGCCGCTGGCTCCGCAGCGGGCCCGATTGGCATGGTGATTGGCGGCCTCGCGGGCCTGGCCGGCGGGTTGCTCGGCTCGGCGAAGGCGGCGCGCGAGCACGCGGCGGCGCTGCGCAAGGCGCAGGCCGAGTTCCAACTGTCGTTGGCCGACTACGCGCGCTCCGCGCTCGGCAACATGTCGGAGCTCGACAAGGCGCTGGCCGATGCGCGCGCCCAGTACAACGCCATGCAGGACGCGATCACGAAGGCCTACGCGGGTCGGGAGAACGAGACGGCGCGCTTCGCAGCGCGAGCGGAAGTCGATGCGATCTACGCCATGCAGCAGGCCATGCTGCGCGCGGCGGACGAAACGCGGCGTTACAACGAGGAACAGGACCGCCTGGCTGAAGAGGCGCGCAAGGCGGCGGAAGCGCTCGCAGCGGCTGCGGCGGCTGCAGAGGCATTCGCGCGCGCGTCGGCGGAGTTTCAGAACAGCCTGCTGGTGCGCGGCCTCACCGCGGTCGGCAACTCGCGCGCGGCCGAGGACGCCCGTCGCGCCTTCACGCAGGACATGGAGTTCTCCGACGCGCAGAAGGCAGGCCGCTCCCCGGCGGAGCTCGACTTCATGCGTGGCATTCACGGCATCGAGAACGCGGCGATCACGATCAACCGTCAGATGGACGACCAGATCGCTGCCGCGAACGCGAGTCTCGAGGCCACGCTCTCCGGGCTCGATGCGCAGCGCACCGCCGCCGAGCAGCAGCTCAAGGTGCTGCAGGATCAACTGCGGGTCGCAGAAGCCGACGCGCAAAAGACGCAGCAGGTCATCGACTCGTTGCGCACGTTCGCTGATGCGCTGAAGCTCGGCAATCTGACCACCCTGTCGCCCGTCCAGCAGTTGGCGGAGGCCAAGGCGCAGTACGAGGCGCTGGCCGCGCGCGCGATGGGTGGCGACAAAGATGCCGCCCTCGGTCTCGGCAGCGCCGCGCAGACGTTCCTTGAGAAGTCGCGCGCGGTGAACGCCAGTAGCGTGGGTTACGCCTCGGATTTCGCCGGTGTGCAGGCGATGCTTGCCGCGTTGACCGACCGCTATGGCACGCAACTGACGTACGAACAGCAGGTCCTTTCTGTGCTCCGCCAGCAAGTCACGATGCAGCAGAACCAGATCGCCACGCTGGCGAACCTGGCAGAGGCCGCGCGTGCCAACGCCGCCTCGCAAATCGCAGCAATCCGGGCCGAGGCGCAGCGGCAGCTTGATATCCTCGCCCAGCAACTCGAGGTGCTTCGCGCGCAGCTCGCCGTGGCCAACGCGATGGCGAGCGGATGGGAGAAGGTCATCAAGCCGGTGGGCAAGGTGCCGGAGGGCCCCTTGCCGTTGACGCAGAGCGATGTCGCACAGGCAGTCTCGGACGGGATGGGACGCACCGTCACGGTAATGGCCGCGGGCTTTCAGCAACTCACCGAGCGCATGAATGCGGTCGAACAGGCAATCGAAGGCGTCAGCGCGACGGTGCGAAAGACCGACGGCGCCCAACCGCTCTACGTGTAGCCGCCATGGCGCTCATCTACCTCGCCGAACTCACGGTCTATGACCCGGCCCTGCCGGGGACGCGTGTGCTGACCTTCGCGTCCGGACGCGGATTCACGACCACGCCGAGCGAGACGCCCGCGAACACGTTCTATGATCCGCGTCTCAAGCAAGCGCTCGACATCCAGCGCGACCTCTTCGCGCGCGGCACGACGCAGGGGCGCACCCGGATCGGCTATGGGGACCTTGTGCTCAACAACGAGGACGGCGGACTGGACGCGCTGCTGGGATACGCGTTCGACGGCCGCGCGATCACCGTGCGCGTAGGCGACGAGGCGGCGGCGTATCCGGCCGGCTTCACGACGGTCTTCGTGGGCACGATGGAGCAGTGCGAGGTCAGCGTCAGTAGCGTGATCGTGAAGGTACGCGACCGGCAGTTGGAACTGCAGGTGCCGTTGCAGACCACGAAATACGCCGGGAGCAACTCGTTGCCCGCCGGCCTCGAAGGCGTCGCCACAGACCTCAAGGGCAAGCCGAAACCGCTGTGTTACGGTGTCGTGAAAAAGGTGCCGGCGATCTGCGTGAACACGAGCAAGCTGATCTACCAGGTCAACGACGGCGCGTTGAACGGCATAGACGCGGTATACGACAAGGGCGTGCGGTTAGGGACTGATGCTCCGTTTGACTGGAGTGAAGCTCACGCTACTATAGGCGGTTACTGTGGCGCGACCGATGGGTCCACTATTGTCACGGGCGGTATCTCTGGCGGCAACCCGATAATCCACACAACTACTAACGGCACAAGCTATTCGACCATCGGCGGCCTACCATTCATCTCCGCGGGCTGTGTCACGGGGATGGCGTATTCGCCCACTCTCGACCGCTTCTGTGCTGTTACCAACAACGCCACCGGCGAGATTGCCACCTCCGATGATGCCGGCGCTACGTGGACCATCCGTACTGCGGCCGCGGCATCATCGTTTGATGATGTACGTTGGGATGCGCCGCGAGGGCTCTTTATCGCGGTTGGCACCGGAGGGGCAATCCATACCTCGCCAACCGGTGTTACATGGACAGCACGGACGAGTGGTACCGCCTCGGCCCTAGAAACACTGGCGACCGGTGGACCTCTCATTGTGGTGGTCGGAGCCAGTGGGGCGCTTACCACATCGCCGGACGGCATTACGTGGACCGCGACAACTCTCGGGACGAGTAGCCTCCGCGCGGCTGGGTATTCCGATGGTGCCTACATTGTGGTGAGCAACGGCACTACCGTCTACCGTAGCGTTGAGGCTCGCCAGTGGTCGATTGTCCACACGCTAACCACACGCCACACCGTCAGGGCGCTTGGCCTCGGCGGCGGGTGGTTTGTCCTGACGTCAGTTGACAGCGGCACTGGGTTTTCGGCACTCACGAGCAGTCAGGATAACGGACGGTCGTGGCAGGCCATCGCGGGGTCGGAGAGTCTTACCAACGGCGACCCTGCCGAAGTGCTACTCATGGGAGGGCGTTGGTTCTGCCTCGCTCTCAACGGCACCTACAGGTCTGGAACTCCGGACACCTATGCTAATCAGACCGACCTCCTCGATGATGCGCTAGCTCCGGCTCCGGGCATGTTCGGTGTCTACCTCGCCGGTGGCTACTTCCGCCTCGGTGCGCCACCGGCAGGGCTGGTGACAGCGGACGTGACTCAAGGCGCGAACGCGGCGGCGCGGACCGCAGGGCAGATATACACGCAAGTCCTCACGAAGGCCGGGAAGACATCACCGGACTGGCGCGCCAGCGACATCACGGCACTAGACGCCGCCAACGCGGCGGTCCTTGGCTTGTGGGTGGGCTTGGAGGAGACGACGGCAGCGGAACTGTGCGACAAGATCGCAGCCAGCGTGGGTGCATGGTGGGGCAGTAGCGTAAGCGGCATCTACCGCATCAAGCAACTGATCGATCCGGCCGCTGGCAGCTCAGTGGCTTCGCTGACCGCGAATGACCTGCTGAAACCACTGGACCGCGTGGCCACGAACGATACGGGGCGCGGCTTGCCAACGTATCGGACCATCCTGCGGTATGGCCGGTTCTATGTGGTCCAGACCACCGATCTCGCGGGTGGAGTCTCCTCAGACGTCCGGCAGGAGCTTGCCCGTGAGTGGCGAGAGGTGGTGAGCACGGACGCGGCCGTCCAGACGGCGCATCTACTGGCGGGGGAGTACACCGTCGAAACTCTGCTGACGAGCGCCAGTGACGCCGCCACGGAAGCAGCGCGCGTGCAAACGCTCCGCGGCGTCCGACGCGAGTTGTTCGAGGTGCAGCCCGAACTCAACGCCGGCACGCTGGTGATCGACCTGGGTGATGTCGTGACGCTGCAACATCCGCGGTACGGCCTCTCGGCAGGCAGGAAGCTCCTCGTCGCCGGCGTCTCGCCGGACGCTGCCGCGCGCCGCGTCACTCTCACCCTGTGGGGCTGACATGAGCGCCTGCCTCTTCGGATTCCCCATCC